AGACATAAAGGAGAAAAACAATGTACAAAAGAGAGAAACTGACTATTGAAGAAGAGCTTGCATTTATGCAGCATGTAATCAATAAGTACAAAAGAACTAAAGCAAAGAAAACACGAGACTACGGTGGTCTAAAACATTACAGACTTGGTCTGGTGGGACACATTTCCGATATTGCAAGAAAGACAGAAAGGCTTGTCAATCTGGTGATACGAAAAGGAAATTTTAACATTGGAGACCTGCCGGAAAGCGAAGAGTTGCTGGATGACACCGTTAATGATTTATTGGGGTATGTAATAATGCTCCTCCATGAAATTGCAATCCAAAGATACGAAAGAAACCTTAAAGACAGACGAGAAAAATACCAACTGCTGCAAGATAACAATGACGGTGAATAGCTGCCCCATGTGTAACGCTCCATTGCATTGTGGTATTGAAAAGTGTGTGACTTGTGGTTTCTGTATATCTTGCGGAGGATAATTGTTCAGCAGGTGGTTCGGAAAAACGGATGATGGCATTATGCGATTTCTAATCATTTATCACAAGCCTGAAAGCAAGATGTTTGCAAAACATATGACAAATATGTTTGCCGACTTGATGTATCCTGTCACTTGCTGCCATGGGATGCCAACAAAACAACAAATCAAAAGTGCCAACAGAATATTTTTACTTGACTTTGGAGTTGAAGAAGACGAGACCAGCACACACATTAAATCATATAGACACATGCGTGGTCGTCCAGTATATTTAGTGCAGCAAAGCAAAATAGACTGGGACATTCAGTTTACTGGATTGCAAAGAATGGCTACCAGCTTGAAAATCATGGCTGTGCTTGGTCACACAGCTGACCCAACTTGTCCAATCGGAGGGTTCCACGAAATGCACTATCCGTATACTGTCACGCCAAATTACGGTAGCGGAAATCCAAGTGTTGTGTGTTATGATGGCGACCTCCCAAAAGAATTCAATCAGTTAAATCCAGAATTACAGTTCAGAAAGACCACTTTTTCAGAGTGTTCATACTACTTGCATTTTGACGACATCTCTCCTTCTTTATATACTTACAGAACACTGAAAGCAATTTTAAACCAGAAACTCCCTATATTTTCAGAGGATAATGCGTCTTCGACACCTATAGGCTGCACAACATATAATTCTAGGAAAGTTATCAGTCGCAAAGAGACTGATATGCAATATTGGGATAAGGTTGACAACAATTTTGATTTCGTAAAGGCACACAACGAACCAATAAAAGTATACAACACCATCAGGATGCTGCTGAAGAATGTGGAGTAATGAGTTAAAGATTAATCGCCAAGTAGCGGAGAACCTGTCCAAAAAGGACATGATTGGAATTCCAAATACTGTTGTTCACTACTTTTGTGAGAAGGCTGGAAATATTTACAGGGATATTGACGCCAATTCAGTATGCTTAATTGACGGAGTCAAAACCAAAGTAATCATCAGGCCTGTAGACAGGCATGATATCTTAATTCCAGAGAATGATGTTGATTATGAACAATGGGTCTTTGGGTTTTTTGAAGGATCTTTCATAAAAATAATAGGCTGGGCTGATAAAGAAACAGTCCTGAATGTTCCGCTTCGTGTATTTGGATACTGGAAAGAAGGAGAAGAAAAGGATGACGACAGAGTCAGAATTCTTGAGAGAGGAACCTTCAGAGAGATAAGCGACCTGATACAAATTGAGAAAGAAGAGAAGGAAGAACTGCAAATTGTCAAGCAAAGGTATGTTCCCCTTCATTGTCACAATCAGTATTCAATAGGTGATGCTTATGGAAAGCCTGAACATATTGCTAAAAGGCTTTATGAAAAAGGATTTGATGCTTATGCAATTACAGACCATGGAACACTTGCTGGTAATTATCAAATGCAAATGGCACTACTGGCTGAAGGTGTAAAACCAATTCATGGCATAGAAGCATATATTGTTGAGACTGACAAGAGATATTCTCACATGACCATCCTTGTCAAAGACAAGAAAGGCTGGGAAAATTTGCTAAAACTGAATACATTGGCTGTGCGAGAGAACTTTTACTACAAGCCACGGATGAAGATTGAAGAGATATTTGACCACAAAGAAGGATTAATACTTTTGAGTGGATGTCGTGGCGGAGTAGTTGCTTCAAGGTATTTTGCTGGTGAAGAAGACAGAGCAGAGCAAAGAGTTGTAATGCTACAGAAACATATGGGTGATGATTTTTACTTGGAACTGATGCCACACGCAGTCAGGGAGCAGATTGAATACAATGAGTTTATATATGGATTGTCAAAGAAATATGATATCAAATGTGTGCTTACACCAGATGCGCACTACTGTGACAAAGAAGAAAAGAAGTATCACGATGCAATTACTGCAATCAATTGGCGGAAAAAGTTCCAAGAAGGTGGCTATGATACCGACACATATTATTTGCTCACAGACAATGAAGTCTTGGATTTGATAGAAGAGCACCACCCAGCTATAGGCAATGCTGGTGAAATGCTGGCAAATACCATGGAGATATCAGATAAGTGCAATTTTGAAATCCATCCACCAGAAGAAGATGACACTCTTCCTAAATATAAAATACCTGAATTTGAAGAAATCCTGCACAAGAGCGATAACTTGCAGGACAATTACTTGTGGCACTTAATTGTTTCAAGTGACAGATACAAACCTGAATACAAAGAACAGATTGAGTTGGAGTATCAGCGAATAACAGATAAGAAATACACAAATTATTTCTTGATTGTTTGGGATTATGTGAAGTGGTGCAAAGAGAATGGAATTCTGGTAGGACCAGGAAGAGGCAGTGTTGGTGGCAGCTTGCTAGCGTATGTCATTGGTATTTCAAATGTAGATCCAACAGAATACGGTTTGATTTTTGACAGATTCATTTCTGAAGTTAGGAAGGATATGCCAGATATTGATTTGGATTTTGAAGACGACCGCAGGAAAGAAGTGCTGGAATACATCAAAGAAAAGTATGGAGATGAGCATTCAGCCAAAGTCATAACCTTTTCACACTGGCATGCAAAGGGTGCTTTGAGAGATGCTGGTCGTATTTTTGATATTCCCAAGTCCAGAATAAACAAAATGTGCAGTCTGGTTGTCACTAGGTCTGGTGGAGACGCTAGGTCTGACTATTGTTTGTTTGACACATTCAATGAATTTGAGCAAGGAAAGGAGTTTTACAAAGATTATCCTGAAGCCAGTGACATTGCAATGGGGCTTGAGAGTCACATTAGGCATGTCGGAGTGCACGCAGCAGCCTTGTGCTCTACAGAAAAACCAATAGGTGAAGTTGTTCCTGTGTCAAAAATCAAAGGTGAGATTGTCACCAGCTGGGATAAAAAGGACACTGAAGACATGAAAATCATCAAATTTGATATTCTGGGTCTCAAAACATTGAGTGTTATCAATAGCACATTAGCCCAAGTTAATGGTTTAAGTCTGCCAACAAAGTTTGACGACCCCAAAGTATATGATAATGTGTTCAAAAAGGGCAAATGCTTGGGAGTATTTCAGTTTGAAACATCTGGCCTATCCAAACTATGTAGACAGCTAAAAGCGGACAATTTTAAGCAGTTATACGACATTACAACACTTTACCGTCCTGGTCCATTGCACAGCGGTGAGACTGCAGACTACATACAGAGGAAAAATGGAGAAAAAGAATGGAGTTTTGACCATGAATTATTGGAGCCAATAACCAAAGATACACTTGGTTTGGTGCTTTACCAAGAGCAAGTGATGCGAGTGATGCACGACATTGGTGGTTTTACTTGGGCCACCTCTGAATCTACCAGGAAAGTAATTACCAAGAGTCAAGGTAAAAAGGTGTTTGAGAAGCTGCGGAAGGAGTTTGTTTACAATGCTGTTCATGAAAATGGTTTGGGAGAGAAAGAAGCAGAACACATTTTCAATGTTGTTAGCATGTTTGGCTCTTACGGATTCAATCTGTCACACGCAGTTGAATACACAATGATAAGTTATTGGTGTGCATGGCTCAAAACATATCACCCAAAGGAGTTTTTTGCATCTTTAATGTCAAAAGAGAATGACAATTATCAATTGAGCAATTATATCAAAGAAGCAGAAAAAGCAGGAATTGATGTGTTGCTACCAGATATCAACGAAAGCAAGGTTGGATTTATTGCAACTGATATTGGCATCAGAGTTGGGTTTGCCAGCATCAGCAGCATTGGCAAGAAAACTGCAGGAAAACTTGAAAGACACCAGCCCTATGCAGGCTTGAGTGATTTTATCAAAAGAGCAAAACCAACAATCACAATTATCAAAGCACTTGCATGCTGTGGTGCTCTTGATGGATTCAAGCTGCCAAGAAAATATGCTTATGAAAATCCCAAGTCTGTGATTGATGGCCAGATGCCCATTGATATTGACGAATGGGGAGTTATGAAAAGACAAGAAATGGTAAACCAATATGTCACGCTGCCACAGGAAAAAGGTCTGATTGAAAAATATAAAGACCCATTTGAAGGGCTTGCTGATTACGAACCAATAGGGAAATTAAGGTTTACAGATTATGTTGCAGAGAGATGGATAAAAGGTGTTGTCACTTTCATTAATTTCAAGCAAGAAGGACTGGAAGGAGACTGGACAATGTTTGATAATGTTCTTGAAAGAAGATATGCACACCTTAATATTGATGATGGGACAGGTCAAGTGCTTGTTCATTTGGCGCCAGAACAATATACATTTTACAAACATATACTTGAAAGAGTGAAGGGCATCCCTGTTGCAATCAAAGGACACAGCATTCCTAATTTCCAAAAGATATATTGTGACGCCATGTTGGTTCTGGATGATATTGATATGACAAACCCAATTCTAAAATATTTTGATGACAGGTCCGAAGATATTAAACAGTTGAGAGCCTTGAATAAATTTGCAGACATAGGAGTGGTGTCGCAGGTGAATTATAAGGTCAGCAAAAATCGTAACCCATATGCAAAAATAAGGACAAAAGAAGACGATTTTATGTTGGTATTTGAATTAGACGGCGATGTATTTGTAGCAGGAGAGTTATTGCTTTATACAAAAAATGACAATTTTGGGAAGGTGCTTGCTCGTGTTAAGTAAATCAAAAATATCAACATATGAACAATGTGGCTGGAAATATAAGAAACAGTACATAGATAAAATCCCATCACCGCCAACTGCTGCGATGGAGAGAGGAACAAACATACACAAGGTTTTGGAAGTAATTTATAAAGATCCTCGCATACTGAAAGCAGAAAAAGAAGAAGACTTTCTGGAAATCATTGAAGACCATTCAGAAAATATAGCAGGAGACGCTATCTGGAAGAATCATTTTGCCAAATTCAATGCAGAACTGATTGAAAACACAGGAACCTGCATACCTAAAATAATAGAAGGCTACATAAAAGACCACAAAATGGGATTGAATGGTATTGTTGACAGGGTTGACTCTTGTGATTCTGGTTGGATTGTGATTGACTACAAAACTGGAAATTATAAAAAGACACTTGATGATGTAAACAAGTTAGAGCTTGCAGTGTATTCCATTTTGGTTATGAGAAAACACGGTGGCAAAGTTGCATATATAGGAATCTATTATGCTGACAAGGGGAGACTAGTTGTGGAAGAATGCAAGCAAGAGTATGTTGAGAATGCTTTGGGAAGAATGGAAGCAGTAAAAATCGGGATACGGCAAGGCAACTTTCCAAAGAAACCATCTTGGAAGTGTAAATTTTGTTCATATGCAAAATCAATACACTGTGAATATGGTTGAAACAATGTATTTTGATATAGCATTTCCACAACGGAAAATCATGCGCACTGATGATATGGACAAGTATTATAAACTTGTAAATCAGTATAACGGAAAAAGATCCATATACAGAAGTGTTTACAACTATAAGGAATCGCAAGAGAACAGAGTGGTTCCCAGCAGTGCTATAATTGATAAAGTGTATTTTGATTTTGATGGAGCAGATGCTTTTTATCAAATGGACAAATTGCATGGATGGCTTGTGGGAAAAGATTATGCTCATCAAATTATGTTTAGTGGCAATAAAGGATACAATGTGTATGTTTTCTTGAAACCAAAACCAGCTGTCAATGTCAATTTGGTTGCCATTCACAGATATATTGAAAACCAAGCGAATGTAAAATCAGACCAGCAAACAGTTGGCGATATCAATAGGGTGTCAAGGGTGCCGAATACAATTCATATCAAAAGCAAACTTTACTGCATCCCTTTGACAAAAGACATGCTTAACAAAGGTGATGATGTTATTAGAGATTTGGCGAAGATAAATCAGGAGGTTTCGCATGTATTTGGCAACAAACGCATGAGTCCTTTATATGCTCAAAAGCAAGGTGAAGAATTTATTGCTCTTGAAAGATATGAACCAGAGTCATTTACATCGGATAGTAAGAGAGTCCAAGGGCTACTTGACGATGCAAATATTTATCCTTGTGCCAAAGCAATGCTTTGCAATGAAGACCTAGAGTGGAGGGGTAGGTTCTTTTTAATACTCTACTTCAAAGAAAAGGGTTATACAAAAGAAGAAATTGCAGAGATTCTCAAACAATCACTCTCCAAAGAAAAGTATCACCACGCTATATATTCTGAGAGACAATTGACATATCTTTTCTCTAAAGACTTCTTATTCCCCAACTGTAATAAGCTGGTGCAAGAAGGATTTTGCGTGGAGCCGCATTGTGACAAAGAAGACACAATATACCGCTAAAATTACTACCAATGAGCCTAAGAAGTTTATCAAACAATTCAAAGGTTTTTTTAAGACTTGGACAATAAAAGAAGAGCATTTACCTGTTGGAGATATTCTTCTTGGTAGTGGTCTTTGCATTGAAAGAAAAACTACCAATGATTTTGATGGGTCTATTCTGGACGGCAGACTTGAAAGACAGCTATATCATATGTCTCACAACTTTGATTTATCAGTAGTTGCAGTTGTTGGATACATAGCACCAAGCAAGTGGGACAAGTATTCAATCAAGGGTAGGGAAAGCAGAATAATAGCAAGGATGGCCACCATTGCCATGTCTTATCCCAATGTTAGGGTGATAAAAGTTGATAACAACAAACAATTATTCCAGCTGATTGCAAAATTATACAGTAAATATGAAATGAAAAATAGTGTGGTGAAGCCAAAGATTGTTCTCAAAAATAAAGAGTCAAAAGAAGAAGTTGCTGCCACCTTGTTGACGGCACTACCTGGAATTGGCGCCAAGAGAGCAAACAAAATCCTTTCTAGCAATAGTCTGAAGTCTATTACCCACATGGAATTACCAGACTTATTGGAAATCATGCCAAAGAAAGCAGCACAAATGCTATTTTCACTGTTTCACGAAGCAAAAAAATGATGAAAAAGTGTGTTCGTCAGCAAAAAGACTAAATACTGCCCAGCGTTCTCAAGTTTAGTCTGATTGGCATGGCACACTCCATTGATTGGCATCTTGAGCAAGCAAAAAAGGCCAGAGAGCTACGGCAGCGACAGCCTGACCAGATGAAGCGAGTGCTTGCTTTGAGCATCGAGAACATTCTTAACGGCAGCACGAAAAACCATTTAATTCTTGATGCTGAAGCAGTTCGGCAGAATCGAAAGTTTTACGAGAAGAAGATTAAAGAATTACGGAGAGAGCTATGAAGGACGATCCTCTTCGTAATGCATTTGATGTTTTGCTAAGCAGGTGTGATGGTGCTACATCACAGGATGGAGCAGGCTACAATAAGACTGATGCAGATTTTTCCAATTCCCTTGTGCGGTTCAATAACTGGTCCAAGAAGCAGAGAGTGGCAGTTCACAAGATGCTCTGCAAGTACAAGAAACAGCTTAAATCACTTGGCATTTCTTACGATGCAATCCCTTCTCCAGAGAAGGAAGAAGAGACTTTTGAGCAGCTCATAGAAGAGTTCAAACCTAAATTCATTGATATCCACGAAGACCGCTTCAAGATAACATTCCCATTTGACTGGGATGTTGTGAATGCTGTCAAGAGAATCAATGGCAGAAGGTTCGACAAGGAGACAAAGGTCTGGACCATCCCGCAGAATGTTGACTCTATTGCACAGCTAGAGAAATTTGCAACCAAGCATAAATTTGGCTGGGCAGATGCAGCAAAGTCTGCAATATCTGCAATCAGAGACGCAGCAAAGTCTGATATCAAGGCAAGCCATGCTGAGAGTTCAGAGTTTGCGGTTGATAAATTTGGCAATGATATCTTGCAGCCTTATCCTTTCCAGAAGGCAGGGATTGAGTATGCAATCAAGAAAAACTCTGTAATGATTGGTGACGAGATGGGGCTTGGCAAGACCATCCAGGCAATGGGTGTGATTGAGCACCGTGAGTCGTATCCTGCATTAATTCTTTGCCCAAGCATTGTCAAGGTAAACTGGATGAGAGAAATCCAGGCTTGGCTACCCCACAGGACTGTTCAGGTAGTGAATGGTGGCAAGACCAAGATAGATTACAATACTGACTTTGTTGTCATGAATTATGATATTGTCTTCAAGAGACAGGATGAGATTGTTGACGCTGCTTTCCAGTCCTTGGTAGCAGACGAGTCTCATTATCTGAAAAATGGAAAGTCCAAAAGAGGACGAGCAGTGGTGGACATCGTTTACGGCACCAAGACCAAGAAGGTGAAGACTGACAATATTGTCCCTGTCAAGATTCTGATGTCTGGGACCCCAGTTCCGAACAGACCATTTGAGTTGGTCAACCAGCTGCGTGTCCTTGGCAAGTTGAGCGAATTTGGTGGCTTTGGTGGATTCACAGACAGATATTGTGACCCACGATGGAACCGTTATGGGATGGACTACTCTGGTGCCGCTAATATTGAAGAGCTGAATGTTCGGATGCGAGAGAAATTCTTGGTTCGCAGGAAGAAGACCAATGTTCTCAAAGAACTGCCTGATAAAATTCAGACAGTGATTGGTGTGAAGATTTCAAACAAAGCAAAGTACAACAAGGCTGCTGCCGATGTTGTCAAGTTTGCAGGGAAGCTGGCAGTCCAGAAGCAGGATTTCCTGGACTCAATAGAAGACCTTGATGAAGACGAGATGAAGAAGGCCATCAGCAATTATGCTAGGAGCAAGGAGCGAAGTGCAGAGAGAGCCAAAGTTCTGGTGAAGATAGAAGTGCTCAAGCAGGTGTGTGTTGAAGGGAAAATGAAATCAATCAAGGAGTGGGTTGAGAACTTCCTGGAGTCAACCAATGAGAAGCTGGTGATATTTGCCCACCACAGGGATGTTGTTAATAATATCGCAGACAAATTTGGTGCAGTAAAAATCATGGGTGGTGCTGGCAAGGCAAACCAGGAAGCGATTGATGAGTTCCAGAATGGAGAGACAAGAATCATAGTGTGTTCAATGATGGCTTCTGGAGTGGGGATTACTCTGACTGCTTCCAGTAATGTTCTGTTTGTTGAACAGGGTTGGAACCCAGCCCAGCACGACCAGGCATCTGACAGGTGTCACAGAATTGGTCAGAAAAATGCAGTCAATGTTTACTACATGAATGGTGTGGACACAATTGATGACTGGGTTTACGAATTGATTGAGAGAAAAAGAGTGGTCGTTGATGGTGTCACTGATGGGATTGCAGTTGACCAGGATGGCGAGAATATGATAAATACAATTATAGACCGACTATCAGGGACAAAGGCTTAAAGTCCCCCAATTTTCTTTATCCTTGATGGATGAAGATGATGATGGTCTCTTCGAGAGCGTTGGCAAAGTCGCAGATAAAATTGGCGAGACCAACATTGGAAAAAAAATAGGTGCCATAGTCAGCATCCTGTTGTTGGCAGCCTTGAGTGGTGGCGCCAACATGAGTGTTCTTCTCGACTATTTTAATGGAGAGGAAGAAGTAGGACCAGTTGGTGGTTGCATGCAAACAGATGCTACCAACTATAATACACAGGCAACTTTTGATGATGGCAGTTGTAATTTCTTAGTCATTATTTATGGCTGTACAGATGCAGCAGCAGACAATTATAATCCACAAGCCACTCATGATGATGGCAGATGCATTATAGAAGAGCTTCCTCCAGTTAATGAGACTGTGTATGGTTGCATGGATACAGTGGCAAATAATTATAATGACAAGGCTACTGAAGACGATGGCTCTTGTGACTACGAAGATGAATATGAAGAACCAGAATGCAACTTAACTGAAGTGTGGTTCTGGAAAGGTTGGCAAGACGAAGACGGTAATGCAACTGGTTACTTGCTAATGGATGCTGATGATGGCATTTCTATATACACAGACATAGATTCCAATTGTGGAGAAATAAATGTAACAGTATATCTAGACACAATGACTTTTCATGATGTAGATGGCGATGGTGTATATGAAGAGGAAGAAGGTGATGATTATTATTCCTTCACTAAAGAATTCAACTTTACAGTTGCAGACGAAGTCTGGGACGACCACTGGCTCAACATGAGTTATGAAGAACTGAATGAAACTGGTGGCGACTACGATGTTTATGTATTCTTAGGAGCTGACATGGATGGGGACGGAGACTTGGAGTTTTATGAATATATGTATATTCCAGAAGTAAGGGTGGAATCATGAAGCCTTTGAAGAATGGAAATTTCACCAATTTCATGATGGGCATGGTAGCTGCACCAGTAGTTCTGGCGTGGGTAGGGCTTTCTATATTTCTGGTAGTGAGTGCTTTTAACGACCCAAGCGTTGTTTCAGATATAGAATCTTACAAATCAGTTCTACTTATTATTGGTTCTCCAGCCCTTGTTATCATTTACAAAGTTCTTGAATTGTGGACTGCCCAACAGAACAGTGACATTGAGCAGACAAGAAAAGACACCTTTGCTGCTGACGACCATCACGACGAAGAGTGATTACGCAGTGTCAAGATTCTCTGCCACATGGTTGCCAGTGCCATTATCTTGTACTCCAGTTCCGCCAGTATAGTTGCCAACTATAACATTTTTATCAGAAGCAACAAAAATGGCATCTGTGTAAAAAGCATCTATATGGTTTCCTGTGACAACACATCTATCGCCAGCAGAAAGGCTGATACCATAAGCAGTGGCAGACCCACCATCACCATGAAGTGAATTTCCTGTAATTGTTGCATTGCTACAATCGGTAATTAATATTCCAGCGTATGTTGCATATTTGCATATGTTGCCAGTGATTGTAAAAAAATCGCTATCATCAATTTTTAGGAATTCGTCCAATCTAGCTGTTGCAGCTGAAGTGGCAATATTGTTTGCAACTATTCCAAAAGTGCATTCGTCTATATCTATAGCTGTTGCAGCAGCTCCACCTGTTGCATACTCAATTCTGTTTCCAGTTATTTGCCAATTTGCCCCATACCCTGCAGTGAGTGCTTGGAGTCTAATGCATTGGTCATTTACAGCAAGTTGCAAAGAGCAGTCTCTAATTGCAATTTCATTCATAAAACAATCAGCAGGAGCAGATATATCAATGAATGAAGCACTATGATTGTCCATGGTTCTTACTCTCTCTACTGTGAAATTAGTTGTACCAGTTCCTGTTCCAACTATAAACTCTCCCTCTAAATTTGTTAGCCAGACATCTTTTATATGGATATCATTAACTGTGGTTCCAGCCGACCCATCTCCATAAAGCTGTAAAAATTCACCACCACCTGTGGCAGACGATTCATTTCCATCTATAGTAAGATTTCTTAATGAAAATCCATCTGTGAGTCTAAATATATAAGCACTACTAACTGAATTTGCAGTTTTTATAATTGTATTTCTGCCTTCACCATATATGTCAAGATCTTTTGCACCTATTGCAGTGGCACCTGCTACCGAGTGTGTTCCTGCCAGACACTTAATTGAGTCTCCGTCTACAGCAGCACCGATGGCAGTTACAAGAGAAGTATAGTCACCACCACCATTTGGGTCTACAGTTATCCTGCTTGATACTTTGACAAATTGCCTTGTATCAGTAACATTGGAATTTGTTATTGAAGAAGCAGCAGCACCAACAGTAACAATTCCAAGCAAAACTGCATTATCTGGCAATTCAGGAGGGACAGGTGTTGCTGCTGCAGTCCCAGCTGTTTCACTTAAACTTGTTGCACCTTTAGTTACAAAAACTATATCATATCTTGCAAGGGAGCCATGTGCTGCATCTATTGCAATGGACGCTGCTGCTGCAACTGTAGACTCAACTCCTTCAATCCTAACAACGCAAGCAGCAGATGTTTTGACAGACATTCCTGGAGAAGCTGCTTCTATAAGTTTGCCAGAATCATCTCCTCCAGTTTCAAGAATACCCCATCTTCTTGTGGTCTGTGCTAAATTAGCAATAGCTGGTGCAAATGCAATATCAGCATTTACTGGTGAAAATCCTTCATTCATATTATCCTTCCTCCAAAGCGACTGTCATTGTCACTCTCCACGCCATTGAAGCAGTTTTTTGTGTTGCTGCAGACAATTTGTGTCGCATGATTAGTTTTGTATTATCACTATTGCTGAATGCTATTTCTGTCACATTTACACCTGCTGCATTTGCTTTAGAGATTGTAAAATATTCATCGTAGTCTGTAGCACCTCTTATTAATTCAGAAGTTGCAACCCAATCTGGTGGATCTGACTCTGTAACAGTAGCCCATGTGTTGCCAATTGCAGCAACTGCTGCATTGGTTCCAATAGCGCCATATCCTATTTTGGTGCGAACACCGTCTCGTAACTCCTCGAATCCTTCTGTGACAAGCATTATCCTGTTCCTGTGTATATTTGCGACCAGGGACCTGAATTGTCCCTAAGGGGATTATTCCAAGTTGTTGAATTGTATATAAAGGCATCTTCCACCCTTTCTTCAATCTTTATTGTTGTCGTAAGTTTGAGTTTAGCTGCCTTGCTAATCACTTTTGTTGAAATGTTAAGCGATTGCTCTTCTGCTCTTTGTTTTCTTAATTCTTTGAGAATATCCTGAATTTGGAATTCAACTCCTTGTGCAAATTGAGCAAATTCCATGCCAATTTGATATGGGTGCTGTGACATTTTTTTTCGCAATAGCATGAATTGTCCATTTATTTTCTGTCGTGGGAAACTTATCGTATAGATCTTTCCCACATCAAGTGTAGGATAATCTGTCGGTGCATCAGTAGTGTGTGCCATTGTTATTGCACCTCTCGTGACAGGAAATTCATACTTTTTGATTATATTCATTGCTTTTTCATTTGCTTCTAAATCTGTCAGCAAAGAGTCATCATACATAACTTTTTCACGAACATACGGTTTGGTCACACTACCATAAAATTCTTGACTGGCAATACTCTCTGCAACACCAACCACTTGATTTCTTGTGGCTACTCCTGTGGTGCCAACAGCTACAAAACCACTGCTGTTGATATCAACTGTGAAATCATTGCCATCAACTGCAGTGATTGCCCCTTCAAGAGTATTTATTTCATACATTCCAAGCATATCACTAAAAGTGATTAAATCACCTATTTCAAAACCATGACCAGCAGCTGTCACAACTGCACTGGCTGCTTTGGTAATCCCTGTAATAGCAGCTGTTGGAGAGCCACCGTACAGAAGAACTTTATTGATAACATCCTTTGTTGTATCTGGAAATTGGAATTTTATTACCCTGTCTGTTCCTTCAGTAAATGTAATACCAGTATCAGTGTAGTCTCTTTCGTGAAAATGCATTCTAAGTGCTGCATCAACAAAATAGGTAAAGTTTATTTCTTCAGCCATATCAGCAATTATGTCCCATGCCATCATACCAGATAGTTTTTTTGTAATCAAAGTAGCACCCAGTCCATCACTATTATTGATAAATCCACCAGACCCAGTATCAGCAGAAGTTAAATTGTAAGCATATTTAGGAGGAGAAATAAAATCTCTAACAATATTTCCTCTAGTTATATCTGCATATTCTTCACCAATAACAACAGAGTCCATAAGCTCTGAAGCAAAGTTCCTACCAGCAATCAGGAGTTCCTCTCTTCCGTGTTTGGGGTGCTGCCGTGCAGTATACTCTTCTATTTTGCCCTTGAATAATGCTGTTTCTGTCCCAGTTGTGTCGTCTTCAAAATAAATTGTAATAAAATCCCCTAGCTGCAATATGGTTCCATCTGGGAAAGTCATTGTTTCAGCATCACCAATATCATCGCCATCATGGTCAAAGTTATCAAGTATCAGCATGAATTCTGCCACAATATTGTCTGCTGCTTGGTCTACAAACATATTGATAATTTTCCAAGAGTTGATTCTATATTGAGTTGTGTTATCAACAGTGAAGCCAAAACCACCAGAGACAATGACATTTGTAGAACTCTGGTCCGAGTCTGTTATGGTTCTTATGGTGCCTGCACCAGTTCCAGAGATGATTTCGATAGTGGATCCTATCCAGAAGTTATCTGCTTGTGTCAAAACACCAGCATCAACTAGTGTAGTTGAATTGCCACTTGAAGCAGTTCCAGATATGCTTTTTACAAGTTCGTGTTCTGTAGCACTTCCTACTGTGGACTTTTTGACAACTAAATTATCTGTTCCACTGCCAGTTGTAGTTGACATTAAGCATCCCAGCCAGTGGTCTCCTGACTGATTTTAAATTCAAGCATGATTTCGTAGTCTTCATGCGGTGAGACAGAAGTCATTGTAAATTTGGCAACAGCACCTTTCCACTTTCTGTATTTTTTGTCGGTATCATTTTCAGTTGAGTCTCCCCACACCAGAGTGAAAGAGTCGCTCCACCAATCTGAAATCTTTTCGTCTATAAGTTTGTCCATTTGCATTTTTGTGCCAGCACTGCCACCATATGTCACTCCCCCTTCATCAACAAGAAATCCAGTCAAAACAATAGTGCCTATCTCAATGCCAAAGTCTTGAATCAAAGTCAAAGGAGGATTCATCAAAGGAATCGGGATTGCTAAAGGCTTTCTGACTTTGCTTTTCTCAAACCTTTCTGCTCTGATGTAAATCTTGGTTCCAGTATCACCAGACTTGTAAAGAGTAACATTAGAGTCAGTTGGTCCGTAATTTGCCACTAGAATCTCCCCATTTCAGCTTGCATTGAAGCACCAAGAACCATAGCAAAATCGTCTTCCACACCAGCAATATTTCCCATGTTTATTGTGATGCTATTGCTGATTTGATTGCTTGCTATTGCTTTGGAAGGGATTACTGCTTCACCTGCATGCACCATTGCTAAACCTGATTTTGTAATCATACCACCGTCTTGCAAGTGTAGCAGCCCTTTGATACCAGCTCCAATGTCACCAAGGGAAGGCAGTTTGAATGTGCCTGCGAAGTTTTGCCATGCTTTGTTCAAACCGTCAATCAATCCTATAACAAATACAATTGCTGAAAGGAATGCACCCTGTATCGCCGCTGTGATGCTTTTTCCTACACCTCCTATGAAACCAATGAAAGAGTTAAACATGGCAACAATCGTATCCCACTGGGTAATAATCAATATTACTGCTGCTATGATTGCTGCTGGAATAATTCCAATAGCAATCGCTACCACAGCCATTAGAATTATAAAGTTTTTGAAGTTGCCTTCTGCAGCTTGCTGAAATGCCACAATGCTGGCCACAATAGCAACGATAACTGCAATGATGGCCAGCATAACACCCATTGCAGCCATACCTCCTACCATAATTGGCGCCATTGCAGCAGTTGACACCATTCCAAATAATCTCATATTGCCAGTGGCAGCGTTCGTTGCAGCAGCTGATTTCTTTGCCCCTGATTGGCTACTTTTGAATAAACCCTTTACAATTGGTTTTGCTTGGTCGTAGCGTTTTTTTAAGTCACGACCAAGTCCAATAATCTTATCCATACCAGGAATCCACTTTCTGACCAGTCGCTCCGATGTTTTGAAATGGTCTTCCATGTTCTTCATTCCCTTTTCTGCCTCTTTTGTGGCAACTTGGAATGCGACTTCAATTCGTCCGACTTCAACCATTATTTTCTTATCCTGTTTTTTCTATTTGCCTTGTCTATCTGCCTCTGCTCTTCTTTCTGCATCTCAATGATTGCTTGGTGTATTAAAAATACTTTCCCATGTGGCATGTCCTTTATATCAAGCCATCCCAGTGATGTATTTTTGTATAGACCCACTTCAATAAGTGTCATGGCCATGTTAGTGTCTGTAATCGGAAGACCACTAATGGCCATTTTTAGTTTTTTGCATCATCACTACTTAGTGTAAAATCTCCTGGCTCAACCAACAGCTCCTGTATTCTAGCACCAACATCTGCTCGCAGCCTTGGAAAATCTGAAGCATCGAATTTTGGATCTGCTTTTATGAGCACTCTTTTCAGCATCTCTTGATAATATGCACCAAAATCTGCTGAAATCTTTTGGCTCTTGGCGTCTATCTTGGTAAAAGCACGCATAGCATCAGTATAATTCTGCCATGTTGGCTCTCTCAACCAAACTTTTAGACATTTACCGTTCTCTAATTCAACGGTGTGCTCTGTTTCACTGGCATCTATAAAGATGTCGGTTGTGCTGGCGATTTGTTTCTTTGCTGTCATTCATCCCTCCTCTAAAGTAAATTGTTACCATTTTGGTCAACGACTTCGGTAATCATATACTCAACCATAATGTCTAAAGGAACTGTCATCTCAGCATCGTCTTCGCTCAAAGCATGTGGTGCAGACTTCAAAAAACAATTTTTCAATGTCATTTGTATATATTCATTTGTATTTTGGTCTCTGCTTCCTTTGATAATAATATCAAATGCAGCAGTTCCTTTGCCAGAAATTAGTCTTGTAAAGTAAGTTCTGTCTTTTGGCAGGACAGTTAATTTAGCAGTGATTTCTCTTTTTGCTTCCAAAAGGTCTGTCAAATATTTGGTATTCGCAGAATTCCAATAGAATTTAGGCTTTAAATTGTTGTTGATTGTGACTTCAAAATCTGTCACTTCTGCCAGTGTGCTGCCAGCATATGTTACAAGTCCACCAGCAAATGTGTAAACATCTGTTGTTTCTGGTGAAGTCGCAACAAGTGTAGTGTTGCTATCAACAGTCTTTTTTGCGATAATATCCAGAGACGCAGTCATCGCTCCTTCTTCTTCTCCTGTAATGGTGCAGGAATCAACTTTACACCCCAGTGCATACCTTCCCCAGTTATAACTTGCCCCTCCTGGGTTCTCAAGGCTTACATGCCATGTAAACGATGGTAATGTCCTGTATCCTTTGCTGTCTTCAGCCCTAAGAGTGAGATCCAGGTCTTCAAGGGAAGCAGTTTCAATTACATGCTTGTCATAAACGCCAGAGAAATTCTCTGTATTTACGATTTGGCCACCAAGTGCCAAGAACAAGAACTTGCCATTCTGGACCATGAATTCGACGCTACCATTGCACTCGTGTTTTCCTTCCATAAATATGGCTGGATTCCTACCATGGCCATGCATATACTGCGGTTGCCAGTCAACCTCGTCATCAGGAAATTCCATCGTGCCTTTAACAATTCCAAACCACTTGTTGGCTGCTGCCAATCCTCCAGAAGGAAGAGAGCCATATGCACTGTTTTCAAGACCAAACCCTGTGGTGGCGAGATCCGAAACAAATATTGTTGCTGCCATTTACGCTAGAGCCTCCGCATACCTGATTAACTTAATAGTCAGCGTGCGACTAAAAAGGTTTGCGAACTTCCAGTCTGTATTTTCATCGCTTTCTATCTTCAGAATCGACCATCCTGTAATAGGAACTGTTCTTTTGCTTTCAAGCACACGAACACACTCGTCTCGTAAAGTTTTCATATCATCACTGGTTTTTGTTCTCAATTCCACTCTCATACTGGCTTCTTTTCTCTTGTGTTTATAGAAAGGTCCCAGCTTTATTTGGTTGTTATTTAGTTCGCTAACAAGCAAAGCTCTATTATCACCCACGTGAACATTCAGGAACTCTCTGTTCTCTCCTAAAACTCCAGGCTTTGCAGTGTTGCCAGTATTCCAATTTGCATTAATCATTGTGACAATGTCTTCTGTTAGGTCAGCCATATTTACATCGGGACAAACATTGCTTCCATGTGTCTCTTCAATATATCATCAGCCTGTTTTCTCCAGGTATCAACTTTGGTAGAATTATCCATGGGAATTAAGGCACCAGTTCCAAGCTCCATTTGCTGGTGGTAGTTTGCAATAACAGAAATGGCTGCAAGTCTTACACAAGCACCTTTTATATCTGCAGGGACTGCACTGTCTCCATAAGTATAAGTCACTTTCACTGCGAATTCATTAATGAATGGCTTTACACCTCTGAAGAATATTATGCCATCAGTGGCATCATACCACCAATCTGCATTTCTTCCTTCTGTTCTTGATGAAACAAAATTGTCCCAAGTGCTACCGTCCCACACTTCCAGCTTTGTAATCCCAGAGATTTGCCTGTGATTTAGATTGATATGGACTTCAAATAGCCCAAACTTTCGCATTGTTGTTGGAAAGCTGTGGTATTCATCAGCTATTGTTCTGGCAGCAAAAGCATGCCCTGTCTCACTGTCTATAAAGGCTTCCCAAGTGGCAATTTCATCTGTGACTGTATCTGCTAAAGGGGTGGTGCTTCCGCTAAATGCAGGTCTCTGCAAAAAGTCTGCAACATCTTCATGTGTGCAGTATGCCATTACTTCTTGCTCTTTTTCTTAGCTGCAGGCTTTTTAGCAGCCTTTTTCTTTGCTACAGGCTTTTTCTTTGGCACAGGTGGTTTCTCTGCAGGCTTATCTGTTCTGGTCTCCCAATCAGCAACACCTGCATCTTCCCAAGCCTTGTAATTCTCATAGTCTGATTCTTGAACAACCACCCAGTTCCCTTTCAAGAATCCGTATTGTTTGTTTGTCATTCTGTGCTGTAGGGCATCGAGGGCACCCAGATATCTAACTTCGAATTTTGTGTCAGCCATTGTTTACACCTACCTTTGCTATTTTATTCAAGTATTTAAGCATTTACGCTACCAGCTCCATGGCATTATCGAGTGCTGGTCGTTCCAGCTTCAGGTCGTCATCGCCGGCAGAGTCCGCATCCAGTAGCTGCTGCGTGTCGAGAGTGTGATGCCATTGCCGGATGATTGCGGTTGTGCCTGTTGTTTTGCAATCTGTAATTGAACCAATAACTGTCAAATCAGTTAAGGTTGACGCATTAAGATTACTTACATCTCCTACAATC